CACGCGGCCGAGGCGCTTAAATCATATGTGCGCGCAAACCCGAGCGCCGTTCGAAGCCTGGACGTCGGGCAAGCGCACTGGTGGGAAAAAAGGAAAATTGACCATGTCGAAAACGATTGACGACCCGGCCCGCGCGCCGGCGCATGAGGTTCGCACCTTGCGTTCCGAACTTGCCGAATTCCGCGCGGAAGTTAGCGGCGATTCCGTCAAAGTTTCGGGTTATGCGTCAGTGTTCAATGAGATTGCCGACATTGGCGGATATTTTCGCGAAGTCGTGCGGCCTGGCGCCTTTACGGCGGCCCTGGAACGCGGCGACGACGCGCAATTTCTAATCGGGCACCGCGACTTGCCTTTAGCGCGCGTCGCCTCCGGAACGCTTCGCCTGACGCAAGACGACAAAGGCTTGCGCATGGAAACCGAACTAGACGCGAGCGACCCGGACGTCGCGCGCATTGTTCCGAAAATGAAGCGCGGCGACCTTACAAAAATGTCTTTCGGTTTCACGATACGGCCTGACGGCGAACAACGTTGGGTCGACAAGGGCGACGAGGAAACCGAATTGCGCGAAATTATCAGCGTCGGCCGCCTTTACGACGTGTCTATCGTGCCCGAGCCCGCCTATGCGGGCACCGACATTGCTTTGCGCAGTCTTGAAGCTTTCCGCGCCGAGCGCGGCGACGCGCCGGCCGTGCAGGCGCTCGAAGCGCGCGCGTTGTGGCGTAAAAATCAGTTGGGCCTGATGGCCCGACAAATCGGCAAGCGATCCCGCGACCGATAAACCCGGCCCTTTGGCCATCGCTCAAAATGGAGTCACCTAATGAGCCTTCTTAAAGAAAAGCGGGAAGAACTAGCCCGCGTTCACGAAGCCGCGAAAGCTAAAAACGACGAGGCGCTCGCCGCTTCGACTCCCGAGGAACGCGCACGCATTGGCGACGAAGTCGACCGCATGTTCGAAAGCTTAGACGTTATCGAAGCCGATATTCGCCGCCTGGAACGCCTTGACTCAGTCTCGCGCAATCTCGACCAGCGCGCCGCCGACGATCACCGCACCGACCAGCGCGACCGCCGGCCGAACCTCGGCGACGGCCTCGGCTCCCAACAAGGCGGCGACGACCTGCCGGATTATCGCCAAGTGTTCAACGCGGCTCTTGCTTATGGCATTGGCGGCCTGGACGCCGAGGAACGCGCCGTTTTTAACGAAAATAACGGCCTGATTCCGCTTCGCAATCTGCCACGCGAGGAACGCGCGCTTGCGGCCGGCACCGACGCCGCCGGCGGTTATACCGTCCCGCAAGGCTTTGTCCCGACCATTGAAAAGACAATGGCCGCCTGGGGCCCTATGCTTCGCCCGGACGTTATCGACCTTTTGCAAACGGACTCGGGCAATACTCTGCCTTATCCGGCCGTCGACGACACGGCGTCGCGCGGCGAGCAAGTCGCGGAAAACGCGTCGATCACTGACGACGGCGGAAACGACTTCGTTTTCGGCGAAAAGACGCTTTCGGCGTTCATGCATAACAGCGAAATCATGCGCGTTCCGCTGCAGCTTTTGACCGACTCGGCTTTCGACTTTGAAAAGCGCGTTATTCCTGAACTTTTCGGCGAACGCATGGCGCGCACGCTTAACGACAAGCTGACGACCGGCACGGGCTCGGGACAACCGCAAGGCATTGTTACCGGCGCCGGCGCCGGCGTCACTGCCGCGGCCGTTGCCGCGCTCACAAGCGACGAACTTATCGACCTGCAGCATACGGTTAACTCGGCTTACCGGAATATGCCTGGTTGCGGCTGGATGTTTAACGACACGGTTCTAAAGGGCCTTCGCAAGCTGAAAGACCTTGAAGGGCGCTATATCTGGCAACGTCCCGACATGGCGCTCGGCACGCCTGGAACGCTTCTAGATATGCCTTACTACATTAACCCGAGCATGGCCGACCCGGCCGCCGGTACGAAGCCAATCGTGTTCGGCCTGTTGAGTAAATTCATTGTTCGGCGTGTCGGTTCAAATGCGCTTTTCGTGTTCCGCGAAAAGTACATGGATAAGGGCCAATTGGGCTTTATGTCATTCGGCCGTTATGACGGCCGCGTTTTGAACACGGCGGCGATTAAAGTTCTTACGATGGCCGCCGCCTAAAGGCTCGCTAATACCGCCGGCGGGATAGTCTCGCCGGCGGCTTTTGCTTTTCAAACGAAAGGGACTCAAATGGCAGACAAACTTGTAAGCGTGAAATTTCTGCAGTCGATGGCCGTATTTTCCGGCCCGTCGCGCAATATTGGCGACGTTCGCGAAATTTCGGAAGGGGAAGCCAAGCGGCTTGCCGAAATAGAAGTAGTTAAAATTATAACGGCGGCGGCGTCGAAAAAAGCCGCGGCGGCCAAGGATTAAGGGCCATGCGTTGCGCGCGCTGGAACGGCGACCCGATTATCGAACTAGTTGACCCGCCGGCCCCTGGCGTCTTCGCGGTTGACCTGGACGACGTGAAAGGCGCGCTTCGCATTGTCGGAACGGATCAAGACGACGTTTTGACGGGTTTTATTGCGGCGGCCGTCGACCATTTTGACGGATATGCGGGCGAATTGCATCGCGCGCTTATTACGCAAGATTGGTTGGTTTCGGTTCGCGGCGCCAATGCGGAAGGCCGGATTTATGCGCCCGTCACGCCGGCGCAATCGCTAATTTCTGTCGAATATTTTGACCCGGCCGGCGACATTCAAACCGCCGACCTTGCCGATTTCACTATGACGACCCGGCCCGACCGCGCTTATATTTTTCCTGTTCGCGGCGCGACATGGCCCGCGACCGAAGCGCGCGAAGACGCGATAATGGCGACGTTTCGTTGCGGCTATGGCGCCACCTCGGCCGCCATCCCGGCGACTATTCGCCAAGCGATAATTTTGACCGTCGGGCACCTATACGAACACCGCGAAGCGTCGACCATGCTAAAACTCGAGTTCTTGCCGCTCGGCGTCGCGTCGCTTGTTTCTAAACACAAGCTATGGAGGTCGGTTTGATGGAAAAAAATATTTCGCGTCGAATTCGTTTTACTTCGCCGCAAGAACGCCTGGTCCCTGTCGGCCGCGGCTTTATCAAGCTTCTGCCGGGCTGGTCGGGCCCGGTTAAAAGTGAAGTTGCGGATTTCGCTATATTGAAGGGATGGGCCGTCGAAGTCTTTCGCGATGGCGAGCCGCCCGCGCACGACACGGCGCCCGAAACTACGCCGGCGCTTGAAGTGTTCACGCACGAACCAGCCGACGACGAACCGCTCGCCGACTTCGAGCCCGAGCCGCCGCGGGAAACTTTCGAAGGTTCCGAATAAATGTCAGGTGGCGAATTGAATCGGCTGGTTACGGTTCAAGCGCGGCAAGCGGAAGTCGATATTTACGGAAACGACGCGGCCGAGACATGGGCCGACGTTATCGCAAGCGAGCCGGCGGCTATTCGGCCCTTACGCGGCGGCGAATCCGTCATAGCCGCGAAATTGCAATCGACCGGCCTTGTTGAAATTAAGGTTCGGTATTCGGAGCGCACTTCGCAAATCAGTGAGGCGCACCGCCTGGTAAACACGCGCACGCCGGCCGAAGTCTATAACATTCGCTACATTGAACAGCCCGACCAGCGCGGGCGCTATCTGGTGCTGACGTGCGAGCGCGGCGTCGCGCATGGCTAGGAAAAGCTGGACGCCTAACCCGGCTTTTAAAACGCGCGTTGCGGCGCTCGCTAGGGCGGTTCCGGCCGAGGCTGAAAAGGAAATAACGCGGGCGCTTCGCGAAAACGGCGAGGAAGCTTCCGCAAGGATCAAGCGCGACGCGCCCGTCGACGACGGCGATTTGCAAATGTCTGTTAGCTGGTCATTTGGCGACCCGCCGGCCGGCGTGATGGGCGCCGGCGATAATCCCGAAAACCAGACGATTCCGCGTCACTTGCGAATCTCAATTTTTGCCGGCGGCAAGAAGGCACCGCACGCGCATTTGGTTCATAATGGAACCGCCGAGCGCGTGCGCAAAGATGGCCGCTCAACCGGCGTTGCACCGCCGCAACCGTTTTTTTGGCCGAACATACGTTCGCTTAGGCGCCGCTTTAAAAGCCGAATTACTCGCCGCGCGAACGTGGGGCTTAAGAAGGGGGCTAAGACATGACGCACCCGGCCTTGCCGCTTCAAGCGGCTATGTTTACCGCGCTTTCAAATGACGCCGCGTTGCAGGCCATCGCCGGCGGCGTTCTGGTTTTCGATTCAACGCGTTCCGACGACTTTCCGCGGTTGCAGATCGGCGACGACGACGTGACTTTGCAAAGACTGGATTGCGGCGACGCCTATTTGATAGACTCGCGCGTGCGCGCCTTTTCGCGGGCCGTCGGTAAGATTGAGGCTAAGCAGATCGCGGCGCGCGTTCGGTTCGTCTTGTCGGCCGTCAGGGGTTTCACCGTTCCCGGCTTCAAAATGAGCGCCGGTTATTGCGAGTCCTATCGACTTTTCGAAGACGCCGACGGCCTAACAACGGCCGTTGAAATAAATTTGCGCTATCGCCTCACATGACTGACGAAACCGACCCGGCCGTCGCGCTTCAAGCTGCAATGTTTGCGGCCTGCACAAATAGCGCCGCGCTGCAGGCAATAGCCGGCGGCGTTCGGGTTTTTGACCGCGTGTCGGTTTCTGTGTTTCCGTTTGTTCGGATTGGCGAAGACTTGGTTTCGCCCGACGATTCCGCTTGCGGTTCGGTTTCGGAAGTCTTTTCGACGGTTCGCGCTTATTCGCGCCGGCCGGGCCTGGTCGAAGTCAAACAAATAGCGGCCGTCTTGCAAGACTTGCTCGACATGCGCACGGGCGACCTTGACGTCGACGGATTCCGGCTAGTTGTCGGGAATTGCGAGGGGGTAAGTTTTGAACGTCACGCCGACGGCCTGACGACGCAAGCGATTGTAAATTTTCGCTATCGCCTGGCGCCCGTTGCCACGCCGCGCGATTATGCGGCCGCCGGCTTGCTCGGCGAACTGGTCGGCGCCGCCTTGGCGGCCGTAAAAATCAAGGCGACCGCCTCGGCGACGCTCGGCGACCTGGTCGGCGCTGGTGAGGTTGCCGGCCTGCCGTTGCCTGCTGACCTGGTCGGCGAAGGCGCGCTCGGCGAATTGACCGGCGCCGCCTCGGCGGCCGTAAAAATCAAGGCGACCGCCTCGGCGACGCTTGGCGAACTAACCGGCGCCGCCTCGGCCGTTGTGCAAATCAAGGCGACCGCCTCGGCGACGCTCGGCGAACTGGTCGGCGCGGCCTCGGCCGTTGTGCAAATCAAGGCGACCGCGGCGGCGACGCTCGGCGAATTGGTCGGCGCGGCCTCGGCCGTTGTGCAAATCAAGGCGGCCGCGGCGGCAACGCTTGGCGAATTGACCGGCTCGGCTTCTGGCACCGTCACGGCGAGCGGGCCGACATTTGAAAGCGGCGTTATTCACGCATGGGATCCTGTGGGCGGCGCCGACGGTTCCGGCATAATTGCGGACGCTGTAGGCGGCGCGCCTATGTATGTTCGAAGCGGCCTAAGCGCGGTTGCCGATTGGAATGGCACGCTCACTGGCGGCGCTGGAATAAATGAAGTTCTTTGTGTCGACAATGACGCCGATACGGCCGACTTTTTTGCCGAGGCTACGCCGACAATTACATTCTGGCTCTATGAGGAGGCCACCTCTGGCACTTACGCGGGCATTGCGGGCGTATCGACGAACGGATACTTGCCCGGCGGCGGGACGAAAGAAACGGGAGATTTCACTGTTGGTAGGAGCAATACTTACGATTGTCAGGTTTATGTTTGGGGCGGATACGCCGCCGGGGGGCGTGGCCTTAACCCGCGCGAAAACCCTGCCGGACAGTGGAACCTGTGGACCCTCCGTCTCGGCGCGGGAAAATGGGCCGTCCTTGGCAATGATGCAGTTACGCTCCGAAGCATATCGTGGCAATCGGCAGTCTTTGATAGCTCCGCCGCAATCAGCATTGGCGCCACGGGCGGCTATGCTGACCATACCACCTATATGGGTAGCGCGATTATTGGTCAGTACGGCGACGTTCGCTTGTGGGATAAATCGCTTTCAGATGCAGAGATAATTGCTCTGCACACTGCAGGCCGCCAAACTTACTAAAACAGACAATAGGGCAAAGCGGGCCGCCGTCGGGCTGTAGCGCGCGCGAAAACTTAACCAGAAAAAGGCGAATGAAATGGCTTTAAAACTATCTGCAGCCGTGCGGAACGCGCGCCTCGACGCAATCGAAACGGCAATCGGCACAAGCGCCAAACTGAAACTTTTCGGCGGCACAATTCCGGCGAACGTCGCGGCCGCTGACGCGGGGTCGCCGCTTGCGGTTCTTACCCTGCCTTCCGATTGGCTGGCCGCGGCCGCGGCCGGCGTTAAGGCGAAGTCGGGAACCTGGCAAGACCTAAGCGCCGACGCGACCGGCACCGCGACGCATTATCGTGTTTATGCGTCAGACGGCACGACTTGCCACCTGCAAGGCACCGTGACGGCGACCGGCGGCGGCGGCGATATGCAAGTCGACAATACGTCAATTGCAACCGCCCAAAATATCGAAGTTACGGCTTATTCGCTGACCGACGCGAACGCCTAATAATCCGGCCTCGGCCGGCGCCCATTTCAAAAACTTGCGCGCCCTGGGCAGGCGCTTTCTAATAAATGGAGTCCTGAAATGCCTACACCAGTAGACGAAATCGGCTTCGATGGCCTTATAATTGCCATCGGCGACGCCGCCGACCCGGAAGTTTTTACCGCGCGTTGCAGTATGAATAACTCGCGTTCATTCAACCGCTCGGGCGAAACCAAAACCCGCGTTATTCCTGATTGCGATTCGGATGCAACGCCGGGCTTTGTGAACACATACGTTACCAGCCTGTCGGCCGAGGTTTCCGGCTCGGGCGTCATGGAACGGGCCGACGGCGCGTTTTTCTCCGCCTGGTGGGCAACCGGCGAGTCGAAGAATATCGAAGTCATTGTCGGCGACGTGTCGAACGGCGGCGAAAAGCATAGCTTCGCGGCGCGCCTGACGTCTTTCAACATTAGCGCCGAGCGTAACGACGTTATTAACGCCGAAATCACGCTCGCGTCGCACGGCCCTGTAACAACGGCCGCGCTCGCATAAAATGACGAATAGGGACTCATTCGTTAGAACTGACGGCGTTCACACGGGCTATTTTGCCGGTGAGCGTCGTCAATTTGCGTTGCCTTTGTTTGGCGAACTTCGCACCTTGCAAGACCGTCACGACATGGGCCCGCTAGGCTTTGTGCAGCTATTCCAAAAGGGCCTATGGAAAAGCGACCATATAGTCGACGTTATCAAGTTCGGATTAATCGGCGCGGGCACACCCGAAAAAGACGCCGACGAACTAGTGCGCGAAGTTATTCGCTCGGGCCGGCTTTTGCAGTACGCCGGCCTTGCGCATGAAATAATGTTAGTAACGCTCGGCCCGCTCGAAGACGACGAGCCCGAGCCCGCAAAAAAAAAGCCGCGAAAAGCGCCGGCCAAAAAGGCCTAGCGATAGGGCCTAAAGGGCAAATGCCTTTTAAGGCTATGATAGGCGGCGTTGCTCAAATGGGTTTCGGAATTTCTGAAATGCGCACCTGGTCGCTGTGGGAATATCGCGCGCTAGTCGAAGGCTTTAACGCCGCGAACGCGCCGCCCGAGGAAACCAGCGACGACGCGCCGCCGATTGAGGCGCACCGCTCGCAAGTCGCAAAACTGAAAGCGCAAGGGGTTCTAAAATGAGTGAACGACTCTTATTGGCGCAAGTTAGTGTCGACATAACCCGGCTTGAACGGGCCATGAAACGCGCCGGCGTTGTGACCGAGCAAGCGGCCGGCCGAATGGAACAAAAATGGGAAAAGTCGACGCGGCGCATGTCCGCTTCGTCTGACCGTTTTTCCCGTGACGTTCGCCGCTT